ATATTATATCATAGTTAAACTATATAATAATGCCGATTTCATTCACAAATGCAATAGTAATAGCAATCGTGTATTTTATTGTAAAGTTCGCAGAAATTAAATTTATAAACAAGGAAAATAGACCCGTTAAATTATTGATTAGAGATACAGTAGTCGTATTTGTCTCTGGAATAACGGGGATGTATATTATCAACCATTTTAATGTGGAAACGGTGCAGGCTGCTGCGGCTAGTGCATTTACTGGAAATCCTGATTTTTAATTATATCGATGAGTCTATGTTTTAGTTGTGTTTTTGGCAATTTTTCTGTTGAAATTTTATAAATGTGCATATTTGTAAGTATAAATTTTTCTATACAAATACCACTGTTATATAAATCAATTATTGCGGAAACGCTGATTGTAATGCGGTTGTGAATAATTACATGTTCGAAAGGAATACAAAACTTCCTAAGAATAATATCCATATATTCTATATATTTTTTGACGTTATTCGTATCCAAATGTATGGCGGGTAGAATACTTAGAATTGATCGAACAAATTGTCTTACTGCGTGACATTTTCCAGCCATATTCCATTCTAAAGTAATAGTTGTTAAAATATCGTGTATTGGTATCCAATATTTAGTCAGTATCTGCTGTAATTCTATTGTAGAAGATTTATTATACTTACTATTATAAATGACAGGATTTATAATAGTATGAACACTATCAATATGATTTTCTATAAATATACGCTGAAAATTACTCATTGATTTATCATATAGTTCTGACCATAATTCTTGTCCATTTTGCAGTATATTACTATTTGCTAGTAACGGTCCATTTTGCAGTATATTACTATTTGCTAGTAACGGTCCATTTTGCCCATACATATTAGATAACAGTATAATACGGGTTGTGCATTTTTCACATTTAACACATTCCAAAATCTGTTGATAAAAGTATTGGCATGGACTTGAATGATTATCGTTGACACACATCATAATATACTCACCATTTATGTTCCATAAAATATCCGCATGATTGCTTACATTATCAGCGAAAGAACTTTCACATACGTGTGAAACGCTCGACATGTTAATATTATTAATATTAATATTAATACTATTATTAATATTCATTCAATTTTTGTTATAGTATTGCAACTCATACGAATTATTTTATAATACTTGTTGCGAATAGTCTGGATATGTATCTATATTCATAATCGTTTTCTTTTTTGTTATTTTCTTTTTAGGAATTATGAATTTGGAAAAATATTCGTTTTGAATCACATTTTCTGGAATATGTTTATGAACCGTTCTAGCGATCATTTTATATAGTTTGAAATCTGGATAACGTTCTTTACCATTAGATTTGTATAATACATTACGCCCTTCATCATCTCTGCACCAACTGATTATAATTTTAATGATGGGTGATTTAATTTTCGTGATATCATTTAAATCATCAATAAAAAAATCAAACATGGAACACGCTAACCGACATAAATCAAAACTATAATTAGGCTCAATACATGGTTTTTTACTATTGTAATATGGTTCGCAATTATATTGCGTTGCTCCATCTCCTTCCTTATGAAAACTATCACTGCATATCCGTTTTCCGCGATATTTATAAATTGATCGACCAAAGTCAATGATTTTATATATTTTACCAAAGGTCGGTACTTTATAGTATTTATCATTGAATTTATAATACAAATACTCTTTTTTTGTAGAAATATACATAATATTATTTGTATGCAAGTCATTATGTGTCATGTGGAACACTTTTTGAAATGTGATTAAAATCATTAATAATTGAATGATGATAGACCCCAATTCATCGTCCTGTATATCCTCATGTAAAAGAAAACTGTCAAATGTTTTATCGCATTTTTCGAGAGCTATAATTTCAATGGGAAAATCATGTAATGTTGCATTAACTGAGTCTTCTGTTGCTGTGGAATATGATGACATGCTATTACTGTCACTATCAGAGGAAGAATCAACGGAAGAATCAACGGAAGAATCCACAGAAGAATTTGTGTTTGATGAACGAGAGGAACAAGAACTGGAAGAAGATTGAAGTTCGTATTTTAATGAATTATTGCTATTGGTATTCATTTTTTCATTTGCACTTTGGTTATTTGTATATAGTATTTCCAGGTCTTTATAATCTGCGGTATTAGCCGTTATAAATAAATTATTTAAACCGGATATATCGTTGATATTTTTCAAATCTATAATAGTGTTTTTTGAACAATTATTGCTATTATCAATGAATACGTCTTGAATGGAAAGTTTTTCACGATTAGTTTTAGTATAGTTGTCGCAATATTCGTCATAATATTTATTGTCTAATTCAAAAAGCGAATTTTTGTGTTGACAAAAATATTTAGATTCGTGTAAATAATCCAGTTCATCATAAATATTAATATTGAAATCTTTTTTATTCCCTAAAAATGCGCCATAAAAGTCTGTTCCATGAATAAAATTATGTTCATTCAATAATTTACTAGATAAGAAAGAGAAAAATCCGTCCGTATACGAAGCGTTATTTTTATCACGAATTTTAAAATGAGAATTTTCATTTTCGAAAGAAGGAATATTTAATAAATTATTATCTGATATATCATATTTTCCAATCATATATTTTATCGGGTCTAAAAGAGGACTAAATTTAAAAAATACATCACGCTCCACAGTATTATTGCATATATCTATTACTTTAGCAGTGCAACTATTATATGAAGACATTTCTAATATATCAATTAAACTATATGCGTGATTAAGATTTATAGTATTTGCATTATTTTTTGAAAGTGAAAAAAATGTTTCGTATATTGGGATATAATTCTGCACATTATTAACTTCCAGATTTTCTATAGTAGAAAATGCATGAAATAATGTTGAGTTGTCTTGTTTTTTATAATGTAATTCCATTATTGTTGTTAAATATTTATTATATCATATTTAAACCTATAATAAATTAATGGTTATACTAAATACTTATACTAAATACTTATACTAAATACTTATACTAAATATATTATATGCGACAGCATTTTATATCCTATGTATGATCGATGTATGTATGATCGATGTATGTATGATCGGTGTATATATGATCGATGTATGTATGATCGGTGTATATATGATCGATGTATGTATGATCGATGTATGTATGATCGATGTATGTATGATCGGTGTATATATGATCGGTGTATGTATGATCGATGTATATATTATGCGGTATAATAATATTAAATTTATATAAATATGTAATAGATGACATTAGAGCTAAAAAAATTTGATATGAGTCAAATTAGTTTTAAAGCAGATGAAAATAAAGGGCCTGTCGTGGTGCTAATAGGAAGGCGCGATACCGGGAAAAGTTTTCTCGTTCGAGATTTATTGTATTATCACCAAGATATACCTATAGGAACGGTGATATCTGGGACTGAAGCGGGTAATGGCTTCTATGGCGAACATGTTCCAAAACTATTTATTCACGACGAATACAATACTGCTATTATTGAAAATATACTAAAACGACAAAAGGCTGTGCTAAAACAAGTTAAGAGAGAGATTCAACAATATCGTCGGTCTACTATTGATCCCCGAACATTTGTGATATTAGATGATTGTTTATATGATGCTACGTGGACGAAAGATAAGATGATGCGCTTATTGTTTATGAATGGTCGTCATTGGAAAATTATGATGGTAATTACAATGCAGTACCCACTAGGCATACCACCAAATCTTAGAACAAATATAGATTATGTTTTTATTTTAAGGGAACCATATATTACTAATCGTAAGCGCATATGGGAAAACTATGCCGGAATGTTCCCAACAATGGAAAGCTTCTGTCAAGTCATGGATCAATGTACGGAAAATTACGAATGTCTTGTGATAAATAATAATTCTAAATCTAATAAATTACAAGATCAAATTTTTTGGTATAAAGCGGAACCACACAACGCTTTTAAATTAGGGTCTAAAGAATTTTGGGACATTTCAAAAGACTTGAATTCGGACGACGATGATGAACAATATGATCCAACCGCAAGTAAAAAAAGAACGAATCCTAAGATAAGCGTTAAAAAAAATAGATGGTAACTATAGGTAATCTATTCTAGCAGATACACAACGTAGCTTCTCACTTTCTAAATCAACGTCAATTTTTTTGTAATCATATGAACACTCATGTGCTTCAGGCAATCTATGCCGTTTACAAAATTGGTAATTGCATTTACATGTAGCCATCATCATCTCTACAATACTAATCCGTTTTTTACAATTTTCATGTTCGCAAATTTGTTTTTTCTTATTTTGCATATTACAACTTATATATATTTATGAAATATATTTAAGTTGTTGCATAATACACCATGTCATAGTATTACACTTCTTCTATATCATTTGCTGTAGCTTTATTTTTTTCAACCATGCACTCGCACACAATTTCATTCTTTTCCCCAGTAGTCTGACATTTTTTGAATGCAGGCAGCGTACATACACCATCCGTACACTCAACAGTATGCTCACTTGCAATATTATCATCCACTTCCGTTTCATTTTGTTCTGTTAGCGTGATATTATCTTTTTTCTCGTCCTCATTTGATTCGTTTATGGAACCCAAATGGGTTTTAGCACTATTTTTGTTTCTTAATTTTTTTACTTCAGTCAAATTGTTATATCCGTGATCACTATTCTTATTATTGCCAGTTATAATATTGTCTCCCTCAAAAAGCTCTTTGCGAATATCAGCAACTGCGACATTGTCATTACCAAGAGATTTCTCGATAGTGCTAGAATTAGCAACACTCACTAATTCACCATCTTCATTAAGCATTTGTGTAAGTGGGTTGTTACTCTCTAGAGACCTCCTTTTATTTTCCTCCATGGCTTTTACTTTACTTTCTTTCACGCGTTTCTCAAATTCAAAATTAGCAGCTTCTTCGTTCTTGCCCTTTTCATGCATCAATTGATTCAGTTCTTCTTCCATATATTCAACGCGCCCCGTTTTATATGCTTCTGGATGGAATGGCATCCATGATCCTATTGGTCCAACATATACATCATGCGATGGGTCCATTTCACGCAACATTTTACATCTTAGCTCCGCTTCTGCCTGTGTAGGATAAGATCCGCGAACCTTAATGCCTCTGACACTGGTTTGAAAAGATACGTGTTCATTATATGTTTCCATTAATTTATCTTCATTTTTATCTAAAAATGTTTTATAATCATCAGCAACATTAGTTAGGAAAAGGTTATCTTTTTCTTCTTTGCAAAACTCAGTAAAATCTGTGTCAATAATAGTATAGTCAAGTTTATGCTTAAATGCAATAAAACTTAAGAACTGGGAATATTTTTCCAGTGATTTCTTCATATCCCACTCCTTAACGTATTGTTCGAATAAAAATGTTTCACGCTGTTTTATTTCTTTTTCGGGCGAAATAAATGACAGACATACAAACTTTTGTCCGGAAATTGCCCGATCTTCATCTAGGAGATCTACATATTTCGGGTTCTCCTTTCCATCTGGGGTGGTTTTATACTCCATATTTTTATTCTGTTTATTTTGTTTATTTTTTTCGTTCTTTAGCATAATATTTATGTTATATATCCTTTTTAAGTATTTAAGTTTATTTCATTAGATAAGATATTTGAAAATTTTTTTCTATATAATACATATAATGGCATCACAATCCGGTTTTGATCTCAGCGAACTCGTAAAACGAGCAATAAAATATCTGGTAGAGGGTCTCATGGTTGCAATTGCAGCATTTGCTATTCCAAAGAAATCTTTAAATTTCGATGAGATAGCTCTTATTTCATTAACAGCTGCCGCTACATTTAGTATTTTGGATACATACGTCCCTGCCATTGCTGTAAATGCCCGTTCAGGCGCAGGTTTAGGAATAGGTGCTAATCTGGTAGGATTTCCTATGTAAGTAATGACTTATTCACAAGAAATATAATATATACAAGAAATATAATATATACAAGAAATATAATATATACTAACTAGTTCCATATTATTAAAAAGTAATAATATGCAATGCTTACCATATAATAGTCTATATATTTAGAAATATTATATTGTTGGAATAAATTCCCAATTTAACTCATTGCAGATTTGTTTCCAAATTTCATCTTGTTCGATTTGCTTGTCACGATCTTTTAGCATGGGGAAATATGGTAGAAACTGAGTTTGGTCTAATAATTCACATAATTTATATATTGTGTAATAATAATTTAGGAAATTAACCCTATCTTGTGGACAATATTTAGCATATGGTGCCTGTATATCCATAAATAAATTACATAAAATTTCTTCTAATTCTTGTGACATCACTGGCGGTTTAATACCCAATTTATCTTTTATAAAAGGTATATGTTCATAGTATTTATTATATCCTAGTTTTTTTAGAATGTCTTTCGCCATATTATTTGTTAGTTGTTCAACCTCAATTCTTTCTTTTATAATTTGCAGTTTTACATTTTCCAAAACTTCCTTCGGTATTTGCGTAGTTTCTTTCGCTTGAAATTGTGCTAATATTTCGCGAAAATGGTTGATTCGTTTATATGCATAAAAACATATTTCTTTCGGGGGCTCTTTGTACGAAGGTCTATCATTGTCTACGAAATATGGCGTGTTTTTAAAACAATTGTTACATACTAATATACCATCATGTTCAACCGGTATCATTTCACCTTGTGAGCAAAACTTGCATATATCGGATTGTGTAGAATAATCATTAAGATTAATATATTTTTCATCTATATTAGAAAGATATCTTTGCATATAGGAAGGCGTTTTCAAATCACAAATTTTTTTATTATCTTTGCTTTTAAAAAAATTATCTATTAATGTTTTTTTCGTTTCTCCTTTATTTATATTTTTTTTTTCTTCAAAATATTCAAATATAAAATTCGAATTATTTAATAGATAATTTTTTTTTTGTTGTTGTATAGACCTTATTTGTTTTTTTATTGCACATAATCGGTCTTTTTCATCTAGCTGTACATCTAGTGACATGTTATTCATGTGAAGACGTTTTTTGATAGCGTTTTTTTCCTTTTTCAGTTTTTCGATTGTAGTATCATCTTTTTTAAACGTATACAAACAGCTTTTATGGGTGTTATCTATTGTTGCAATTTTTTTATCACAAAAAGCGACTGGTTTTTTTGTTTTCGGTTTAAATCTTGTCATTAATATATAAATATTATTATTTTTAATAGATAATAATAATAATATATTTAGGAAAAATACTGATGCTTCCAAATTATAAAATAATGAATAAATAATTAATGAATAAATAATTAATGAATAAATAATTAATGAATAAATAATTAATGAATAATTATTGAATATATTATCGATTCTAATATCGATTATTTAGGAATATATTACACGAAATAGTCATTCAAGTTAAATATAAATAAATGTTTTCTACTTATTATAATAATGGATAATAAGTTATATATATATCGATCATGTGATGATATTAGTCCTACAGATTTACAAAAAATGAGTTTTATATTTAATGCATTGCAAAATGGGTGGGAAATTAAAATGAAAAATAATAAATATCATTTTACAAAAAAACATGAGAATAAACAAGAAATATATTTGGACAGTTATTTAACGCATTTTTTAAAGAAAAATATGGACGTGTCGTTGTAAGTATATTGCCGGATGTTATATAAAATTCATATACGGTTATATGAATTTTATATGAATTTTATATGAATTTTATATGAATTTTATATGAATTTTATATGAATTTTATATGAATTTTATATGATTTTTATATTTAATTAAGGATAATTTCAGAAATTTTTTTTCTTTAGCAATATTATAACAATGGGAGGTGGATTAATGCAACTAGTAGCTTATGGCGCACAGGATGTCTATTTAACAGGCAATCCTCAGATTACTTTTTGGAAGGTGACTTACCGTCGCCACACCAATTTCTCTCTCGAAAGCATCGAGCAGACGTTTAACGGCCAGGCTGATTTCGGACGCCGTGTAACTTGCACTATTAGCCGTAATGGCGATCTTGCATACCGCACTTACCTTCAGGTTACTCTCCCCGAGATTAATCAGCAGATGCACATAGGCAGCACCGCGGCGGGCGCGGCAGTGAACCCACCGGAGCGTGCAACGCCTGGCGTCTTCGCCCGCTGGCTTGATTGTCCGGGTGAGCAGCTTATCTCGCAAGTAGAGGTTGAGATCGGAGGACAGCGTATCGATCGTCAGTATGGTGACTGGATGCACATCTGGAACCAACTTACTCTTTCTGCTGAGCAGGAGCGCGGCTACAACAAGATGATTGGCAACACCACTCAGCTTACCTACATCACTGATCCTGGTTTTGATGACATCGATGGTCCTTGTGACTCAGATGCTCCTCGCCAGGTCTGTGCTCCTCGTAACGCTCTACCAGAGACTACACTTTACATTCCTCTTGAATTCTGGTATTGCCGCAACCCCGGACTCGCCCTCCCTCTTATTGCTCTTCAGTATCACGAGGTGAAAATCAACCTCGACCTCCGTCCTATTGATGAGTGCCTTTGGGCGGTGAACAGCATTGGGGAATGCACCGCAAAAGGAGCCAGCCGCAAAGTTACGACCGCCTACAACCAGTCGCTCGTCGCTGCGTCACTTTACGTCGACTACGTATTCCTTGACACTGATGAGCGCCGCCGCATGGCGCAGAACCCTCATGAGTATCTTATTGAGCAGCTCCAGTTCACCGGCGATGAGTCTGTTGGTTCATCTTCTAACAAGATTAAGCTTAACTTCAATCATCCATGCAAAGAATTGATATGGGTTGTTCAGCCCGACAGTAACGTAGACTACTGTAGTTCGCTTGAGTGCGAATCTGTTCTTTTCAAGCTATTGGGTGCTCAGCCTTTCAACTACACTGATGCGACTGATGCTCTTCCTAACGCAATGCACGCCTTCGCCGGACCGCAGGCAGCGTCCGCGGGCAATTTTATCACCGATGATGGCAAGGGTGGTGGTGCGGGTATGTTCCATGACCCCGGTGCGAGCGACAACCGCGACGGCTCATATTGGGGCGACACGATAAATGACTACAACACGCGCTCGAAGGGGGCAGCGGGCGTGCCAACGGGCGCGAACGCGTTTTTGCCCGGGGGCGGAGGTGACTATCAGGGGGCGGGTGGCGCAACCACGATGGCAGACGGGTCGTATTATGGTGCTGCATCTACAGGATTGCCGGGCGCAGCTGCCGCTCCTGGTGGAGGTGGTGGGTTCGCTGATGGGATTGGGGGTGCGGTCGGGTTTGGCCCCGATGATAATGCCGGTTGGCTCTCATCTGTGTCAGATGCAGGTTCCTTCGTCCTCGCAGAGCAAGCTAAACCACTGCACTGCTGGGGGGAGAACCCCGTCGTGACTGCCAAGCTTCAGCTTAACGGACAGGACCGCTTCTCTGAGCGCGAGGGTACTTACTTCGATCTTGTTCAGCCATACCAGCACCACACTCGTTCGCCCGACACTGGTATTAACGTATACTCTTTCGCACTTCGCCCCGAGGAGCACCAGCCTTCCGGCACTTGCAACTTCTCGCGTATCGACTCTGCCACTCTTCAGCTTGTCCTTTCCAACGCCACAGTTGAGGGCACAATGACAGCCAAGGTTCGCGTCTACGCCACCAACTACAACGTCCTCCGTGTCATGAGCGGCATGGGTGGCTTGGCGTATAGCAACTAATCAAACTACTAACTTAAATGATATAGTTAGAAACAACATAAAGACATACCATATTATTATATATAACAATATGGTACATTACAAATATGACAACGATACAAACAGCTTTCATATGACATTTGATAAGACGTACACAATAAATGCAGAGCAACTGGTTACATTACTAAACCTAAATAAAAGATTGAATTTAGATTATATTAATACATATCCATATTATTATAGTAATGGCAAAGCAGTTAATATGTTACAAATATTATATGGATTAAAATGTGATAATTTAGAATTTGTGTTTAATAATAATAATCCACATGATGTAAGACCGTGTAACGTTACAATATATCACGAATACCATAAGGTAATTAAAACAAAATATGAAATAGCGCAGTATATTTCCGGACACTATTCTGAATCTGGAATAGATGCGTATATTATGAAAAACCCAATTTGGGTTACGGACCAAGGATATTATATCATGTATTGCGAGAAATCGACGTTGTGTATATTATGTGAAAAGGGATTAGATATTATTCGTGCATATGAGAAAAAAAACAATATTAAAATTACTTTTCATAGTCACAAGTCTGGATATATTTCTGGTGGTGGAGGAGAATTATATATTCATCAAATTTTAATGGATTTTTATGGGCAAGGAAAGGGGACAAAAAATGGCAGCGTCGACCATATAAATAGAAATACTCATGATAATAGGTTGAGTAATCTTCGCATAGTTTCGCATAGTGTCCAACAAAGTAATAAAATTGGCGCAATTATCGGAACAAAGAAAGCAAGAAGTAAAACAGCACAACCTCTTCCTGAAGGGCTGACGCAGAGCATGATTCCAAAATATGTCAGTTATTATAAAGAATGCTATAATAAAGAGAAAAATTTATATAGAGAGTTTTTCAAAATAGAGAAGCATCCAAATCTTGAAACGCCAAGATGCGGTTCTAAATCTGCGAAATTTACATGGCAGGAGAAGCTGGATGCGATTATTGAAATTCTATATAATATTAATCATAATATTGTCGCTGAAAACCCAAATAAACTTCCTATGTATTATCGCGTTGGAATTGTTCGTAATGCACCACATTTACAATATGAAAAACGCGTGGGCGGGAAAAGAATGTCATTGATTATGAAAATGAAAGCCGGTGAAGATGTTAGTGTAGAACTAGAGCGTTTTAATGAAAAATTATATAAAAAGTATCCTGAGTTATCGAGTCAGAGTATTATATAAACTCATAACATTCTCGCGAACAATAATACCACTTTCCTTGTTTTATCGCGTTACAAATACTTTTAGGAAAAACGTCAATTCTACATAGACATGTATGACATTTCTCTCCCCAATATAAATTTATTTCTCGTAATATTTCTTTAGGTAACATCATTATTATTTACTCCATAAATCTAAGTCTGTTTACAAATTGATATTGTCGCTATTTACAAAATATTATTTTGTAAATTAATATTTTTATACTATATATGAAAACTCGAGAGATTTATTTAGTTTTAGGAAGTGTTTTTGTTGTTGTTGCCGTTCTTTTTATGCTTGGTGTCATTAAACCCCCTAGTTCTAATACGGAGAATGAAACCACTTATATTACCACGAACAGACCATGGTATGGCACACCATTTCGCGAACGTGTTGGAATAGGCGGTTGGCCTTCGCGCCATCACAATGGATCACACAATGGACCACATCCTGGACACTCCATACCTACCCATGTAGTTTTATAAAATAACTAACATATCATATGGATAACATATGAATAAAATATACTTAAAAATATCTACATAAACAATATTATATGCAGATATTTGTAAAAACGCTTACTGGAAAAACAATCACGCTAGACGTAGAAGCCTCAGATACGATCGAGAATGTGAAACAGAAAATTCAGGATAAAGAGGGTATTCCTCCTGACCAGCAGCGTCTTATTTTCGCCGGAAAACAGCTTGAAGATGGTAGGACGCTTGCTGATTATAATGTTCAGAAAGAAGCCACTTTACATTTGGTTCTGCGACTTCGATAAATCTAAAGCTAATCTCCTGTCAGAACTGAGATATAGCTAAGGCTAATCTCCTGTCAGAACTGAGATATAGCTAAGGCTAATCTCCTGTCAGAACTGAGATATAGCTAAGGCTAATCTCCTGTCAGAA